AAAGATAAATCAACACTTGCTTCTGTTTCTTGTCCGCGTTCGTTGGTATATTTAAACGAGTAATCAGCACCATATCCAAGTATGCGAGCTGCGATGAGTACAGCATTTTTATCGCCGATTAATAATTCATCGTAGTTGATTTTTGTAACGATTAGTGCTTGTAATAGTTTATCTATTACTGTACCTTGACGAATGAAATTAGTATTGGTGAGGATATCTTCTTCCTTAGCCGTCATATATTTCATTTCAATTTCGCCTTTGGAAAGTGGTGATTCTTTAGGATACAATAAACCTTTTGATGGTAATGTAACTATTTCTGTTGGTAAATTTAATTCTGCCATGTAACGTTTTTATTTTTGTTCGTATATAAATATATGCAGAAAGAAAGCGCTTACCAAATAGGTAAACGCTTTTCTTAAAATTGTATAAGATTTTAGAAATTCAATACGCAATAATCCATAGCAACTGTTACACTAAGTGAAATAGCTGCATCACCTGTTGCCCAATCATAATCACCAAATGTAGCTGTTTTAACATAAGCTCCTTTGATAATCCACTCTCCAACGATATCACCTACTGGTCCTAAAACGTTTAATGTAAGATCTTTCTTGTAGAAATCAGAATAACCATCGCGGCCTGTTACTGATTCATGTGCCAAACGAGCCCATTCCATTACAGATTGTGCACCACTTGGAGTGATTGGATCATATAATTCCATTGTTATATCATTCCATCTAACTTTACCCTTAATTTTACGGTAAACGTTAATGTGATCTAATGTGATCTCACCGGCATCAAATCCAGGAGCATTAGCTTTCTTAATTAAGTATGCGGGAATACCGTCTATATACATGATAAAGCGATTTGCAACCTTCGGTTCAAACGCTGTAAACATGATTTCATTTGGATTTAATACTGCCATTTTATGTTGTGTTTTTTATCTATTAATAAATATTAAAGAACTACATCCCTTATGCAGGGAATGTAGCGCCAGTTGGTAATATGTTGAAGTTCAAGATAATAAACTCAGCAGTTTTTGTTGGTTGAATATAGATTTGACCTACCAATTGGTTACGATCTACTACATCAGCTGTGTTATTTGTATCATCCATTACTACTTTGTAAGCATACAAACCTTGACGTTGTACTACTGATTCTAAGTATGGATTAACTCTAGCTAAGAAACTATTTCTTGTTACAGTTGTATTTTGTTCAAATACCAAGTTACGTGAAACACCACCAATGTATTCTTTCAACGCAATCAATAAACGACGAACGTTTACGCGATCTAATGCTGTTGGTTTACGTTGTAATGTTTTCTGACCCCAAACACAAACTCCAGTTCCTGGGAATGTAGCTAATGGGTTAACGTTTCCTGTGTATAATGTATCTCTATCTGTTTGTTGTAATCTACGTTCTGCACGTACTACTGATGGAACACCACCTCTGTTTAAACCGGCTGGAGCAAACCATTCAGCACCTACTTGGTCGTTGAATGCTAATACACCACCCATTACTGTTGATGGTGGACACCATACTACTTTACCTAAGTTAGTAGAAAATAATTGAATCCAAGGATAGTAAGTTGCAGCGTAGTTACTTGACTGACCTGATGCTGCTGTAGTAGCTGCTGTAATTGATTGGCCATATACTCCTGTATCTGTAATTGCAATTGCATCTCCTCTACCTTCACACGTAGCAATCATATTTGCACTAATTCCAACTCCTGGAGCTAATAGTACATTATATTGATATTCGTCTTTATTCGACAATAATGTAAATGCTGTGTTATAATCGGCAGGTGCAAATCCTTGAATATTTCCTGAGGTAATATTTTCGTTCATTAATTTTCCTACATTTGTATCTGCAACACCACCACTAAATGAACCACCATATGAACCACTACCTACTTCAGGTAATGTGTTAGCATAAGATCCAGTTTTAAAATTGCCATTGTTATCTAATGAATCGACGTTTGGAACACGTACAGATGAAACACGAACGTATTGAGAAGCGTTAGCATATGTACCTTGATATTCTACATATCCGTTTGCAACGTTATATACTGGTTTTAAATCACCAATAACGCGAGAGATGTAGTTAGGTAATTGTGGGTCTAAACTTACGTTTGCCCATGTTTCTAAAATATTCTTTTGAGATTGGTTATCATCACCACGACGTATTACAATTGTAAATGTACCACCGTTGCTGCCACTATTTACGTTAGTTACTTCCCAACGTACATTATATGCAGAACCACTAGCTAAAGCGCCATTGGTTATGCTAGAAGTATTATTCATTTGGTCTCCCCAAGCTAATGCTTCAAGAGTAAATTGAGACTGTGAAGCTGCTCCACTACCAGAAGTAACGTTTGCTGTAGCGTAAGTACTAATATTAGCTGAACCACTAATGATTCTAGTTACTAATAATGTTTGACCACCGTTGCTGAAGTATTCTTTTGCTGCTTGTGATGTGAAATATTCATAGTAGTAGCTACCACTTTTAAATATATCACCAAATAATGATAAGTATTGACTATATGTAGTAACATATGTTGGTACATATGGACGACCACTTACAGTTGGACCTACTATAGCAGCTCCAAGTACTTGTGGTGCTTGTGTGTATAGACTTTGGTCTGATTCGATCTGGAATACTCCAGGACTAAGGATTACCTCGCTCATTTTGTATAGTTGTTTAGATTTTTATTATTAGGATTACCTAGCAATAAATATCCATAAAACCATACAAAACGCAGAGATTATTTAATTAAAATGCGGTAATTTCACCAGTTTCAGGATTAATGTTCCCTACGCCATATTTTTCTTGTAATGCTGTTACTACTTCTCTTTCTCTATCACCTAATTTAGTAATATCGCTAATGATATTATCTTTTTCGGTTTCAATACGTGTTTTTTGAGCTAGTAACGCTTGTAATTGTGCTTCAATACTACCCAATTCAAATACAAATTTATTGTATTGTTGTTGTAGATCTTTAATGCTTTGTAGTTCTTCAGCTGTTAGCTGTTTTGTTGATTCTGACATAGTCTTTATTTTTGTTTATTTATATTTCCAAATATAGCCACCTGCTGTTTTACTATAATTTTTGCAAACAGATGTTATATTACTTAAACTAATACCTAATTTTCTTCCTGCTTCAGATATACTAATCCATTCATAAATAATTTTATTCTCTTTATTATATTGAATTACAGGTTTAGTGTTAGGGGATATACGCCCTTTTAATTTTTCAGATATGGCATACTTTGCCTCTTCTGATTTCGTTTTACCTTTATTAGGTGATACTCTACCTTTATTTATATTGCTAATGAACTTACCATACCATTCTGGCATAGGTTTATGTGATTTATGTTTTACCCCAGTTCGTCCAGCAACCATAGCAGCTATATGTTCCTCTGATTTAGGTTTGCGCATATTTGCTTTGTGTTCTTCTGATTTAGGCTTGCGCATTTTTTCAGTAGTAGATTTAGGTTTACGCATATTGGTTTTAGTTTCCTCTGTGTGAAAATCGGGGCCACTACCTCCTTGTTTACGCTTATTTACTACTTCAAAACCCCACTGTTTAAACTGTTCAATCCAATATGTTTCTATAGGTTCCCAATCATCATGGTTTATTGAAGATATTTCATCTATGTAAGTATAACTAATTTGAGACCCATATGTCGATTTATGAGCTGATTTTCTGGAGTCTGTAGTTTTACCAATATATACTTTATTAGTGCCTGGTTCTATATTTTCAACTAGATATATTTGGGTCATTATTTTTCCCATTTAGCTAATGGGCAAGCTTTAGGACCATCAACCGGACTAAAAACTTTGCGACTTAATGGACATCCACAAGAAGAACAAATAAATGAATTAATAGCGGATACATACGCTTTTTTATCACATGTATCACATACAGAAGATCTGTACTCTGCTATTAAAGTTTGTTCAGGAGTTGGATTAGCCGCAGCTACCCACGCCTGAAATATTTCTGAAATTTTATTCATTATTTATGCCTCGTCGTCCAATAATGAAAGTAATACTTTTGGATAATCTTTAGATTTAATATCTTTAAAGTCTTCGATTGTGAATTCTTTAATTTTAATATCTACTGATTGTTCTAATAGTTTAACAAACTCATTATTAAATGTAACGTATGCTGGGTTCATATCGGCAGATATAATTTTACCATCTTCA